CCGGGTTTGATCCGATTCGATCACGCACCCTACCAACGCGAACCGCTAGACATGACAGCCGACCCACAATGCAATCGCATTACCTTGATGTGGTCAGCGCAGGTTGGCAAAACCACTTTGGCGTTGTGCGCCCAGGCGTACAAGATCGGGCAAGACCCACAATCGCAGATCATGATGCAGCCATCGCAGGGCGATCTGGGCACTTGGCTGGAAACCAAATTCAATCCTTTGATTTCATCGAACGACGAACTGGAACATCTGATCGCCAAGCCACGCGCACGCGAGGGTGTGAACAATTCCCGGATGAAATCGTATCCTGGCGGATTCCTAATGTTTTCGTGGTCGGGTTCGGCCAAAACGATGCGCGGTCGATCCGCGCCATTCATTGTGTGTGATGAGGTAGACGGTTATGACAAAAGCCATGAAGGGCATCCAGTTTCGTTATTGTGGCAGCGTGCGGCCACCTTTGGCGATCGGCGGAAGTTGCTGGAAATCAGCACACCGACAATCAAAGGTGCCAGCTGGATCGAATCAGCGTTTGATGCTGGCGATCAGCGATACTTTCATGTGCCTTGTGTGCATTGTGCGCACGAGCAAAAACTAGAATGGAAAAACGTGATCTGGGATGAAGACAAACCGGAAACCGCCAAGTATGCGTGCGAAGGATGCGGCAGTTTGTGGTCAGATGGGGAACGAATTGCGGCGGTACGCGCCGGAAAATGGGTCGCCAGCAAACCATTCAAAGGCCATGCGAGCTACCACCTGAACGAAATGTATAGTTGTTTCAGGAAGTTGGGCGATATTGCGCAAAGTTTTCTGGAAAAGAAGCACACGAACGATTTGCAAACATTCGTCAACGTATCGTTGGCGGAAACATGGGAAGAACAGGGTCAAGGTGTCGAGGAACATGTTATCAAACAAAGAGTTGAGGATTGGGGGGATAAGATTCCCGAACAGGTTGCGGTACTGGTCGCTGGCGTTGACGTGCAAGATGATCGTCTTGAAGTTGAAGTGTTGGGCGTGGGTCGTGACCTGGAGCAATGGAGTTGCGAATACCATACGCTGCAAGGTGACCCGTCCAGCCCAACGGTGTGGGAGCATTTGGATTCGATCTTGTTTGCTGAGTTTGAAACGCATGACGGCAGACAGTTGACGATCCGATCGACCGCCATCGATACCGGCGGACACCATACGCAGTCAACGTACAGATACATCAAGGCGCGTGAAGGTCGCCGCGTGTTTGGCATCAAGGGTGTTGGCGGTGAAGGCAAACCGCTGGTCGGTCGCCCATCACGAAACAACATCGGAAAAATCCATCTGTTTCCGGTCGGATCGGACACCGCCAAAGAAGCAGTTTTTGGTCATCTGCGGATCGCAGAACCGGGACCAGGTTATTGCCATTTCCCCGCGGACCGTCCTGATGAATACTTTGAACAGCTAACAGCCGAACGATTGGTGACGCGCTATGTGCGCGGTCATGCGAAAAGGCAGTGGATAAAAACACGAAATCGAAATGAAGCACTGGACGTTCGGTGTTATGCTTTGGCGGCGTTGTCGATTTCTGGTCTGAATGTCAATACAATAGCGGATAAAATGTTGAGGCAATCAACACCCGAAGCAGAAACTGTCGAAGAAACAACGGACATTCGACAAAAGATGCAGCGCAAACGCCCTGGCGGTTTTGTGAACAAATGGAGATTTTAATGGCAAACGCATTTGACCCATCATCCGCGCCACAGGGTGAACCAACTGAAATCACGGCTGGCGATTTGATCATTTGGCGGCGTGACGATTTGGCGACTACATACCCAACCGACTCGTATTCTTTAAGTTATTCCTTCCAATCCATTGCAAATGCAACGGCATCTGGAAACAATTTTGATCTGACAGCGACCGAAGATGATGCCGGTTACTACGCGGAACTGGATGGTGCGACCACGTTGGCATTGTCCAACTTTGGCGAATATGCGTGGCAAGCGTACATCACACGCACCAGCGATTCGGCACGAATCACGGTCGGTCAGGGTCGCGTCACAATCCGCACCGATTTCGATTCGCTGAATCAAGACCCACGCAGCCATGCGGAAATCATGTTGGCGAAGATCGAATCAATTTTGGAAGGTCGCGCTGATTCGGATGTGGCGAACTACTCGATCAACGGGCGTTCGCTGGTGAAGATTGCCATTGAAGATTTGCTGCGCTGGCGGGATTACTACCGTTCGGAAGCCACCCGTCTGAAGCGCGAAGAAGACATCAAATTGGGGCGTGCGGTCCCATCGACGATCAAGGTGAGATTCTAAGTCATGGGAATGCTGGATATTTTCAAACGCAAGCCGAAGAAATTGCAAAAGCGCGGCTATGACGGGACCAACATGGGCCGTCTTTTTTCTGATTTCGTGACATCGCAAAAATCAGCCGATTCCGAAATCCGGTTCAATCTGCGCACGTTGCGCGATCGTTGCCGTGAACTGGCACGAAATAACGAATACGCGAAACGCTACATCCACCTAATGAAAACCAACGTGGTCGGCGAACGCGGTGCCACGCTGCAAGTGAAGGCAACGAACGTCGATGGCAGTTTGGATCAGATCGGCAACACAATTATCGAACAGGAATGGCGGCGTTGGGGACGTACTGGAAACTGCACGGTTGACGGTCGTTTTTCGTTTGCCGATGCACAGGCGATGGTCATCGAATCCTTGGCGCGTGATGGCGAATGCCTAGTACGCATGGTCAATTACGAAGGCAACCGCGAACGATTCGCACTTGAATTCTTAGAACCGGATTTGATCTACGAAGAAAAGAACGAAAAGTTGCAGAACGGGCACCAGATCAGAATGGGTGTGGAAATGGATCGGTATCGCCGCCCAGTGGCGTACCATCTTTTGACCGATCACCCTGGCGATTTGGAATACTCCACCTATGCACGGCGCACGCAGCGCGTACCGGCGGAACAGGTTTTGCACTTGTATCTGCCAGAACGTGCGCAGCAGACCCGCGGCACGCCATGGATGTCCACTGCGATTTCTGCGCTGAAGATGTTGCACGGTTATCGGGAAGCCGAACTGGTGGCGGCACGCACCGCAGCTGCCAAGATGGGTTTCTTCACGTCACGCGCTGGCGATGGGTTCCAGGCGGATGACATCGAAAACAATGTGCCGATCATGGAAGCAGAACCTGGTTCATTCCATCAGCTGCCACAGGGCGTTGAGTTCCAGCAGTTCGATCCGCAGCACCCGACCAGCGCATTCAGCGATTTTGAAAAATCAATTTTGCGCGGCATCGCATCCGGTCTTGGCGTTTCGTATCACTCACTGGCGAACGATCTGACCCAGACCAGCTATTCATCGATTCGCCAAGGCGCGATCGAAGATCGTGATTTCTTCAGATACTTGCAGCAGTTTATGGTCGAGCATTTCTTGATGCCGGTGTATCGGCAATGGCTGGCACAGGCCATGACCGTTGGCGTTGTGAACCTTCCAATCAGCAAGTTTGACAAGTTTGCGGATGCGGCGATGTTCCGCCCACGCGGATTCCAGTGGGTCGATCCACAAAAAGAAATCAATGCCCACGTCATTGCACTTCAAAATGGCCTGATTTCCATGCAAGATGTGGCCACGATTTATGGGCGCGATGTTGAAGAAACATTTGCGCAGATCGCACGGGATAAGCAGCTGGCGAAAGACTTTGAACTGAAACTGGCGTTTGAACCGTTTGGCGGTGGTTCATCAGGGTTTGGTCCGATCAAGATCAATCCGCAAACAGGCGAACCATTTGGAGATGATGATGGCAACTGATTTCCCGAAGAAAGGCGATGACCAGAAAATCACACTACGAAACAGCGAATATCCGCAGTTTGACCGTGAATTCGCGGAAAACATTGCTGAGTTCAATTCTGAGGTCTGGGAACTGGGTGGCAACATCCGGGGCAATGAGGCTTTTGATTTATGGGGTCGTGCCAGAGATGGATCGGACGATCCCGAAGTTCTTGATTGGATCAAAGAACGCGAAGCGTGGGCGGCGCGGCACTTCAATGACGGAAGCCAATTCGCTGATGGTGATTTGGAGCCAAACCGATCTAATGTTGCCGGAATCGTTGCGCAGATGAAATGGGGCGTGATTGGCAACCTTGGCGAACAGACAATGAAAGACACGATCTTGGAACTGGTGAAGAAACTGGAAGGCAAGAAAGAAGAACGCCAGCTGTCAGATGATGTTGAAACCGGTTTGGCGAATAAGCGTGACGAACACAACGAAGAAGTTGGCGATGATCCGCTGCGCCGTGCCACCATTTCAATGCTGCGCCAAGTGTTTGAACGCGGCGTGGGCGCATACGAAACCAATCCTGGATCAGTTCGTCCAGGCGTT